CTACAATTTCATTTATTAGTTTTAAATCTTCTTTATGTAAATACATTTTAATACCTTCTATTCGTAAGTCCAGCCTAAAACCTTCATCATCTTGTGCTTGACCATTAAGTTAGGACTACGGTAGGCTTCGGTATCTTGAAAGCCCATCATAACACCAACTTCACAGACAGCACCACTACGGCATACACCTGCCACACAATGGACGACTACATCCATGCGCTTTTCTAGAGCATGTTGTAGCAGTCGAACCAATTGCTCTGCCTGTGTGTCAGTGACTTTAAATTCTTCACCCCAAGTATCATTGGCCTCGAGATCAAGAAACTCAAACTTATGAACTTCCTTAAACTTGTGCAGAGGAGTAGGAAACTCCATAGCAGGATCCACAATTTGAATCAGCATACTATTCTCGCCTACACGGACATGATGTCCTTTGGGAATGTCTGCTAAGGCTACGTTTTGAATCCACGGCATTTTCTGTTTTTCCTCTCTACGTTTATGGTAGTAAATTTGTTTGGCCATATTCATTAGAGAACTCGTTCTTTCTTTACACGGCCGATACGACTAGCTTTATTCCAATCATACACGACACCGTCTGGACATACACCGTTCTTAACAGAGTCTACACCAAACACTCCAACAATTTCTGTTTTACCATCACTGATAGTAACAAACTTTCCTAGCGATTTGCTAAAGATCATTGCTGAATCTAGTGTTGGCACATTAATTTCCTTTTCAACCCCACTCGGGCCATTCCATTTTACTTTATACATCTTTTCCTTTTAACACTTACTTACTTCGCCTACATAGTAATCTTCAGGATCACTGTAGTCCGAAGCGGCTTGAGCACGAGCTTTAGCTTCTGCTTCGTTGTCATAATACTCAACCCAGATAATTCTTTGACCGTAGCCTCTTTCACGCTCGACTAGGGTCACTTTCCAGAGGCCTTCTTTAAGATTAACTTTCATCTTCGGCTCCTTTCTACTTACTGTACTTACAGTATAGCACCAACTTTTGGTTTAGTCAACCTAAAAAAATAGCACCCGTAGGTGCTATTCAAAAAGTTAATACTTTTTAGCTAAGGTCATAACGAGGAACCATTACAGTCTTCATCATGATACCTTCTGGAGTGAACTGATCCAGATCAGCGGAAAGCAGAGCCTTCATGATGCTTGGACTAAATCCACTAACCAGTGCCGCACCACTCTTATCGGCCTTTACAGGCACGTTGCCAGAACTGTTTAGGTTCCAGAACACGACTTGTGGAACAGTGTAACCTGCATCTGCGAACTTGCGTTCGATCATTTGCATCGCTGTGTCGTCGAAACGAGCACATTGGTTAAACTGCATGTCGCTCAATACGAGCAACATCTTTGGCATGTCGCTAGCTGGTACTGAACCCTTAACCGCAACGCTTAGGATCTTGTCCATAGCCGCATGCAGGTTAGTGCTCATTTGCCAGTCGCTCTTGACCATTTGGTCCAACTTTTGCAGGATGTCACCCTTTAGAGTAACAAGCTGTGGCTTGTCGGAGAAAGTCAAGAATGTGTCCTTGAACACACCCTTGTTCTTGTCTGCCAAGTACAGGCCAAGACCAACTGCTACGTCGATGCAACGAGTTGCACCAGCGCCACCGACTGCACAAGTCATAGACCCGCTTACGTCGACGATTGGAAGGATGCTAGCATCTCCAACGTAGTTTGGTAGAGCGTCCCACTGTGCCTTGACATGATCCTTTTCAGTCTTGTCAAAGTCCTTGTAGGCATGTGCAATACCCTTCAACACGTCATGTGGGTAGATTGCATCGGCGTTAACCTTTACAGTCTTGTCACCCTTGACCAACTTGGCCACATACTCTGCAAATGCAGGAGTGTGACGGTTGAATGCCTTCTTGTAGTTGCGAGCGGCAACAGAAGGAACATGTGAGAAGTTGATGTTATCCCAGTCGTTGGCACACATCTGTGTTTCAACAACCTTGGTAAGAGCTACAAGGCTCTTACGGTATTGCTTAGGAGTCATTCCGAAGAATGCTCGGATTTCAGCCGCAATCTTACCCTTACGTGGAGTCCACTTAGCGGCAAGACCGTTGCTTGCACGAAGGGCATCGCCCAACATTGTGTAAGCGGCTGTCTTTAGAAGAGGAGTAGAGAAGACAAAGATGTCATCCCAACGACCTACTTCAGGAACCTTGCGAAGCAGAGCCAATGCGGCGTCTGGATCACGCTTTTCCAGATGAACAAGGATATCACGGAAGAGCTGACGTTCGCCGGCTCCACCACGGACATCACGTGCCCATTGTGCGATACGCAGAGCGACATCTGCGTTCTCAACGTAGGCCGCTGTAAAAGCGCCTACAATGTTCTTACCACGGCTTGCGCCGATGTTGTAAAACAGGTCAACTGTAGCCTTGGCTGTTGACTTACGTGCCTTCATACCGTTGGCGGTACGGGCTTCTTGATTTGCTACTGCGTTTACAAATGCGTTCATCTTATTTCCTTTCAGAATGTATTTTGTTTTCGATATGCTTGAAAATTTAAAGTTGCTGTTAACATTCTATTGTCTAACAGGATAGCCGGAACAGTTAAGTTTTTTATTCTGGTCTACCCCCATCCCCTGTATATCGGTTCAGTTCCCTAGACCATATCAACATTCATGTTGCCTAGCTAATGTTGTGTCTGTACTAGCATCATATATGTCTTTCCATAAGTCGTCAGTTCCGTTAGCGTCTGTATTGCTACAAATAGGACACCTTCACAGAGTTTCCTCTCCAGTGTTCCTAGCCTTGCGAGCCACCGTCTACTGCATTAAGTGCCATCGTTAAAGTAAAGGTTGCTGTATCTATCCTAGAAATCAAACAGATTAGTTTTTTGCCCACTCTTTTACATGTTTGAGCTACATGTTTGATAGGCTGTGAAGTTATCTCTGCCCATCCGTTGATGCGATTATTAGTCGCTAATGGTTTGCTGTAACTAATCTAAAATCTTACAATACATCTATTGTATTGTCTTTCCTAGTGTGTGTCAATTCATTTTGGTAAAATTGATTGGTTGCGGAGGAGGGAATCGAACCCCCAACATCAGCTTATGAGACTGATAAGATACCGTTTCTATACTCCGCGTCAAATGGTCCGAGTAGTAGGATTCGAACCTACGACCCTCTGCTCCCAAAGCAGATGCGCTAACCAGACTGCGCTACACTCGGATTAAACTGGTAGGACCTGCCAGGTTCGAACTGACGACATTCTGCGTGTAAGGCAGACGCTCTACCAACTGAGCTAAGGTCCTATTATTCTTAAACTTTTCTTAGATATTCTCTACCAATTTGGCCGTTTTGGATTTCTAATAAAGCATCAATGCAACCGTTGTTATGAAAGCCTGGATTAGCATCTCTGTTTTTCTTAGTAATCTCTCGGCTCCTTGCCGCCGCGATGAGAATCATTTCAAATCTATTACCTTCAACATTACGAACGCATTGTTCGGTATTAACTTCTTGGCAACGGCTAAGGGTTTTGGTCATCTGAATTTCCTATTGAATGGAGCGGGGTAAGAGAATCGAACTCTCCGCATCAGCTTGGAAGGCTGAGGTATTACCACTATACGAACCCCGCATGGGTTTGGAGGTCAGGGTAGGAGTTAAACCTACCTGGTTCCGGTTTGCAATCGGACGCATCTGTCGCTCTGCCACCTGACCATAAAACTTTATTAAAACACACTACCAAGAACTCCCGATTAGTTATGTCGGTCCTAACGCTCACTCAGGTAACCACTTCCCAAGGGAGTATGTTTTAATAAAGTGTCTAAGCATCTCCCACCACAGGAGCCCTTAGACTGGGCTGTCTACTCCGTCTACGTACTTTTCCTTTTAGACAGGTTAGCGTCCCTGCCTTTGTGATTTCTTAAGTCGCCCATATAGCGGGCCTTACGGCAGATCCAATGCGCCGTGTCTTTTATGGTACAGACAATTGACCCCCATTTACTAACGGCTATGGGATGCCGGGTTATTTGGTGCCCCAGGTCGGACTCGAACCGACACGCACTAGGCACTGGCTTCTAAGACCAGCGTGGCTACCATTACACCACCGGGGCATATATTAAAACACACTAACAACTACCAGGGCGACTATGTCTAATCGGTTCGGTCAATGTGCTTTAATATGGTGCCGGTTGTCGGGATTGAACTGACGACCTCCCGCTTACAAGGCGGATGCTCTACCACTGAGCTAAACCGGCAAAAGAATTACTTAAAATTTTTAAAGAACGTTTTGTGTATGTTGTCTATTATACTTAGTTCAGGACTGTTTGTCAACAGTTTTTTCTTGATATTCGGCTAATCTTTTTTGATATTCTTGCTCAGTTAGACCGTGCCAGCCGATGCAGTCCCCTGTGGGACTTCTGCCACATCCGCAGGTACCTTCTTTCATGCTTTTTACTGATGGAGTCATTGTCTTACCCTTTTTAAAAATAGCGTCCCAGTTAGAATCAAAAGTTTTTTGATCTACACTATATGGTCTTGGTCTTGATCCTTTTCCACCGTCACCCATGTTATCTCCTTAAATCACCCTCTAACACAAAATTTACAACCAGTCTTGATCCTAGACTAGGATCGCTACTAGCATGATATTTTGAACCATTGAATAAAACCACTCTACCTTGTTTAGGTGTCACCCTTTTTAACAAGGTTAATTTATCAGATTTATTTACATCGCGAGGTGATATATCTTCCTCAGTCTGATCAAAAATAAAAGTATCACCGTCGGAATCTAGGACATAATAAAGACAGACTAGGTGTGGTCTTTCGTAGTCAGTGTGTACGTTGTTATATTCACGTTTGACCGCACTCGCTAACTGCATGAAGGATCTAGCCTCCACTATGTTTGACAGATTAAATTTAATTTTGTCGCAAGCAGATAGCGCGATTGGTAGGACAACATCAAACAAATCGGTTTGATTTCCATTGGGTGACTTGTACCAGTGTACGAACCCGGGCTGTCTCGAAGATCCTTCAAAAACAAAATCAGGTGCGTTAGGGTAAGCTACATCATCAATGTAGTACCAGGGTGCAGACAATAGACGTTGTTTAATTAACTCTTGGTGTTGTTGACCAACAATATCATCTATCACGATTATATCATCAATCATACAAAGTCTGGTCCTTGTATCCAACCGACTAAGGACTTTCTAATACCCTTAGTAACCGGCTCTACACTATGAGGCATAAAGCTAGGAAAAAACACAGCGTCACCTTTGTTTAAGTTAATGGTGTGTCCTTGATCGAAGTTATGAAACTTTAGATCACCGCCCTCAAAATCATCTGACAGCAAGATGCTGAATGATAATTTTCTCACAGAACCGCTATAGCCTTTAAGCGAACTGTCAGTATGGCAAGCATAGAAACCTTGATCCGTTGACGAATATTCTGCATATTGCAAGCCTTCAAGAGAATCAAGTCTCCACTTGTAATAATTGTCATTGACATATCTTACTGACTCTTGTATACAAGCATAGATATCGGAAAATTCGTTAAAATCTAAAAATAAAATTTTTGATCTACGTACACTGGAATCTTTAGTATTATCAGTGGACAATACTTCTGCAGATTTAGAACCTGTAATATCGGCATAAGACAAAATCTTTTCAATTTGACTTTCTGCTAGTACAGAATTTAATCGCATCTCCCAAGTGTTGACATCGATGTTTTTATACAAAGGCCATCTCATTTTACTTCGTGACCTTTGATAGCTTTTAATATCTTATCTTTTAGTTTAAATCTGTCAAAGTATTCGTAACACTTGGCTAACGGAATAACACTAGTAGCCTGATGCTTTAGAGTAACACAGGCAGTCACATAATGTTTGTGATGCATCTGATCAAGTACAGAATCTTCAATCTCAATTAGATTGATTCGCTCTGTGGTATTGAACTTAACGTAGGCTAGTGCATCGCCCTCTTTGATTTCAATTTTACGATGTCCTGGCTTCAGCTTAAATGTTGGTTTACAAGATGCTCTAAACCAGCGACCGCAGTCGAAGCTAGCACTTAATCCTACAGTTGATTCTGTATAACCGTTAACATCATAATAAGCAGGTAACTGAGTCAAGATCAAACTCTTTTCAGCAAACATTAGATATCCCATGCCCATCTGGTGAAGTCCATCTGTGCCTTGAGGAAGACCAAAAAATGTTTGAGCAAAGCTAGCATTTTGATGTTCGCATTGAAATCCACCATCAGTGAATTCCATAGTAATGTCTACAGGACTTTTGATTACAAAAGTATTCTTGAGCTCGTCAACTACGGCCGGACAACGACTAACGTGAGGCCCGAAAAATTCTTTGTAGTTAAGATGCTTGTGTAGGGGTTCTGGAGGATAATATCTCAAAGGACTTATAAAGTCCTGAGTGTAGGCTCCGTGTGTTTCTGGAATACTTCTAGACCAATAAACATTAATTGTCATAACACCTCTAAAATAATTGGCTCCCCGAGCTGGGCTCGAACCAGCGACCAACGGATTAACAGTCCGGCACTCTACCAACTGAGCTATCAGGGAATGGTAATTCTACTTATAAAAAAATCTGGTGCGATCGGGAGGATTTGAACCCCCAAAGGTGTGTTAATAACTGTACCCCGTCCCCGACCCAGAGGGTGGGAGCTTTGCCTATTTGCTCACGATCGCATAAGTTATTATATTACTTATTGCAATCAAGGTCAAGTCTTTTTGGCCTCGCCACCAGGAATCGAACCTGGATTTAAGTCTTAGGAGGACCTCGTTCTATCCATTAAACTACAGCGAGTTAAAATGGCCGGCCCTAGAGGACTCGAACCCCTAACTTCAAGTTTCGAAGACTTGCACTCTATCCAGTTGAGTTAAGGACCGATTGTATGGAGCGGGTAGCGAGAATCGAACTCGCAAATAATCCTTGGCAAGGATTCAGGTTACCTTTACATCATACCCGCATTAAATTGGAATCCAGTGATTAAGTGGCTCTACAGGATTAACAAACTGTCTTGGAACAATATCAAAAGCAATAGTTACTCTTGCCCGATCATCGTGTTCCCAAGGCCACGTTCTGTGTTTATCCTTATCACTCTTACTTATCACCAATTGGTTATTCTTACTAGGCACATCGACTTCTAGGTTATCTCTATCTAGGAGACGATATGTCGTCTTGCTTGGCTCACAGTCTACACAATAAAATCCATGCCAACCTGATGGAGTGGTTGGCTGTCCATCGGGGTTTCTACCCCAATGATCGTGCCAAGCGATATAGTCATCTTTTTTGTAGACGTTCAACCAAGCCTGCAAATAATATTTTTGTTCTTCGGGCTCATCACACAAGTGATAAAAAGTATCTTTAATTTCAGAAAACAATTCATGAAACCCAGCAAATGGATACATGAACAAATTATATTTTCCAAATAATTTCGATACCAGAGCACCTTGTGGATCAAAATCTTTTTGATCCTGTTCCATGTAATGCTTTACTAAAAAATACATCTTATTACAGGACTGCTGTATGTCCTCAAGATTTAAATCTAGCTGTCTTACGTTTATATAATTTTCTATGATTCGGATATTCATCGGTTAACCTGTATTTTATCAAACTGTATGATACTAGTATCATTTATGCCTTGTTCCTTACCAGGACGATAAATTCCAAATTTTAAATTTTGATTAGAACACTCGTGTAAGGTTGCAATAACAGATACTGGAGTATTATTAAACAGTTCTCCGTGAAATGTGTATTTCACGTGATTTCGATCAACTGGCTCAGCAGTCATTCGAACTTCAACCCATTTATTAAAAATCTCGTCTACTGTTTTATCAATATGAACAGGTTTATGGAACCCTTGATCATTTAATGGGTGTAAAGATAATTTACCTTGATCAAATTTTACCATTAACTGCGGATACAACGGACAACTCTGATCCCAGCTATGTACTTGGAAAAAAGTTTCCCTGTTCCCCATAAATCCTTTTACTATTCGAAATTGGAAGGAAACTGAGTATTGAGTATTTCTACCCATTCGAGATTCTCCAGTATACTCATTTCTTTCCCAGAATGGAGCACCATGTCTTTTTACATTGTCCCCGGACCCATGTCCAGAAGTTCCGCCTTCGAGACGGAACTCTAAAAATTTATTATCCTTTTCACTAACCCATTTCACATCTTGTCTGTGATACGATTGGAGCCCAAAATTCCAATCCGAATCTTTGTGATAGGTAGTTCCAGCGTGAGCTGTAGATATTAAAAATAAGAATGGTATTAGCCGTTTCATACAATGATTTTAACAAAAATCAAAACATGTGTCAACCAACAATATGGAGCACAGGGTCGGATTCGAACCGACGGTTTTCCGGTTTTGCAGACCAGTGCATTGGGCCTCTCTGCCACCTGTGCATAAAATTTATTTGTAAAGGTTCTGAGAACATTTGGTTTAGATTCTAAATCATGGCGGCATCCAGATGTTATCAGCATCCGTTCTACTTGTCCCGCCTAACATGGAGCCCATATTTGCTCAATAAGTGACCGCTGATCCGGTGTTATCATATTGCAAATCGCAAAAGATTTATAACCCTCATTTCTCTAACCTTCCGGGTCTTTGACAATGCTTTTAAAGTTGCTTTTAGGACCTTGAACCTTTACAAATAAAATCTGGCATCCCGGCAGGGACTCGAACCCCGACCAACAGTTTTGGAGACTGGTATGCTGCCATTACACTACCGAGATATAAACTTGGCGACCCGTACCGGATTCGAACCGGTGATCTCCGCCGTGACAGGGCGGCGCCTTAGGCCAGACTGAGCTAACGGGCCAACGTTTGGCAGTGAGTAAGGGATTCGAACCCTTGATCCGCGTTTTTGCACGAATGCCTTCTTAGCAGGAAGGTGCCTTCGACCAGCTCGGCCAACTCACTATAATTTGGTGGAAGCGGTGAGATTCGAACTCACGGACCCCTTTCGGAGTCGACAGTTTTCAAGACTGTAGCAATAAACCGGGCTCTGCCACACTTCCATAATTTTGTTTGGTGGACAGGGACGGATTCGAACCATCGTAGCCGGAGGCGGCAGATTTACAGTCTGCTGGTATTAACCACTCACCCACCTGTCCATTAGTTATTGGTGGAGGTTATCGGACTCGAACCGATCACCCTTAGCTTGCAAAGCTAATGCTCTCCCAGATGAGCTAAACCCCCATTCCACTTAATTGATAACACTCACCGTCTATGACAACGTGTCCATTTAGGCGTCCTGCGCTAACAGTGCCACAGCATCTAACAACAGTTATTTCAGACTTCGCGCCATGCCAGCGGATGTCGTGTAGCCGGTGATCAGTCGGCGATACCTGTTGAATGCTATCAATTAAGTGGTACTCGGTAGGGGAATCGAACCCCTCTTCCCGCCGTGAAAGGGCGGTGTCCTAGACCGATAGACGAACCGAGCAAATAATCTTTTAAATTTTTAAAGAACACAGTTAATTTCTTAACATGTGTTATTATATAGCCTTTGCTGTTAATTGTCAACAACTTTGTTGGTGCTCTAGGCTGGTAACGATCCAGCGTCTCTACTTTACCAAAGTAGTGTACTACCTTTGTACTACAAGAGCATTGGTACCCCTCCTCGGATTCGAACCGAGAAACCTGCGGCACTCCTTTTGAGAGAGCTGACTTTACCAATATTTGTCCAGAGGGGCATTGTCTTTTGGCACCACCGGAGGGATTCGAACCCCCATCGGACACTTTAGAAGAGTGTTGCCTTGTCCAGTTAGACCACAGTGGTATGGTACCCCTAGCGAGATTCGAACCCGCACTCGACAGATTTTAAGTCTGCTACCTCTACCTATTAGGCTATAGGGGCATAAATGGTAGCCATGGACAGTTTCGAAATGTCGACCTATCGCTTATCAAGCGATTGCTCTTCCTCTGAGCTACACGGCTATTATAAAACGGGATACTATCGTTTTGACGAATGCTCTACCTAATGAGCTATTTTTTCCATCAGGAAAAAAGTTGGAATCGAACCAACTACCTATCGTTTGGATAGAATTTGCTGTGAGTATCCCTAAACTTGTGGAGCCCCCTGGATTCGAACCAGGACCTTTCCCTTCATAGTGGAAATTGAAAAGTGTTGCTGTCTGTATCCTTGGCAGGATAACCGTCGTTTAACGTGCTACCATTACACCAAGGCCCCATAAAATTGGCACCGCTAGAAGGATTTGAACCTCCGACTCCCACGTTCGTAGCGTAGTACTCTAGTCCACTGAGTTATAGCGGTATATGTGGTCCCCCGTTGAGGAATCGAACCTCATCCTGGACCTTATCTAGATTAATCGGTTATAAGCCGACCTGCTCTCCATGAGCTAACGGGGGATAATGTTTGGGGTATCCTACCGGTATCGATCCGGTACTATCGCTTTCACAGAGCGAGGTGCAGGCCACTACACTAAGGACACCATTGATTGGCAGGGGGTACCGGATTCGAACCGGTGAATGATGATTTCAAAGACCATTGCCTTAGACCAGACTTGGCGAACCCCCAACAGATTCTGGTAGTGATGGTCGGACTCGAACCGACGATAATCTCCGTATGAAGGAGGTACATTAGCCGCTATGCTACATCACCATATAGAAACACACTTGTCACTTTTCTCGACGGCGGTGTGAAGTCCTTACAACTTAGACTATATCTAAGCCAAATGTGTTTTTATATGGTAGGGGCACAGAGAATCGAACTCTGATTAACTGGTTAAAAGCCAGCTACTTTAGCCGTTAAGTTATACCCCCATATGGTCCCTCCGGGCAGACTCGAACTGCCAA